TCGCGGTACGTGGTATGAAGCTGATTATCCCGAAGGAACTGCAATTTATTGCAGAGCGAGTTATTAACTCCAACCTTCGTCCGGGTACGGCTGACAACGACCTCAACGCAATGAAGTCTATGGGAATGATCCCTGATGGCGCTGTTGTGAACCACTTTTTGACCGATACGGATGCGTTCTTCCTCAAGACTGACGCTCCTAACGGCTTTAAGCTGTTCAACCGTAGCCCCATCAAGACCGCCATGGAAGGCGACTTCGACACTGGCAACATGCGTTTCAAGGCGCGTGAGCGTTACAGTTTCGGTGTTTCCGACTGGCGTTGTGTGTTTGGCTCCCCCGGAGCCTAATAGATCTTCGGATCGGGCAAGGGCGGCATTTGCCGCCCTTTCTTTTTGCATGGTAAAATACCCAAATCCTGACATCCGCATGGGGCGGATGACATTGGCCACGACAGGAGAATCCCATGGCTAACACTACTTTTACAGGCCCCGTTCGGTCTGAAACTACTTTTAAAGCTGTAAGCAAAAATGCGACTACTGGCACTATTACAGAAGTTGCTACGCTTGGGGATGGCCCCGTAAGCCTTGCTGACGCCGACGTAACCCTTACTAATGCTACCCACAGCGGAAGAATCTTGCTGATCCCAGACGGCGGTCAAGACAACACTTACACGTTGCCTGCCCCGATTGCTGGTTCAGTCTTTAGATTTGTTTATGCTGGCGGCGCGGCAGATGCTACGGATGCAATCATCGTTACTCCCGGTAACACCAACTTCTACATTGGCGGTGTCACTTTCTTGGACACCGACAACGAAGTAAGTGCTGTGTTTTCTGACGGAAACTCTAACAGCAGTATTCAGCTAAACGTACCGGCGGGCTGTGATGTAACTATCGTTGGCTTGAACACCACCAATTACCAGATTTTTGGCACCGTAACGGGCGCAACTGCTCCGGCATTTGCTGATCAATAATCTAAGCGGGGGTTTCGGCCCCCATTTTTGGAGGTTTTTATGGCTGATGCTGTAACGTCACAGACGCTAATCGATGGCCCTAAACATGCCGTAATGAAATTTACCAACGTTTCGGATGGAACGGGGGAAAGCGCTGTCGTAAAAGTAGATGTTTCTGCTTTATCGGCTAGTGCGGATGGCGACACTTGCAATGAAGTCGTCATTGAACGGATCTGGTGGCAATGCATAGGCATGAAAGTCAAGATCTTGTTTGACGCCTCGTCCGATGTTTTTTGCATAGAGCTTGGTGAAAACCAAAGCGGCGATCACGACTATCGGTCTTTTGGTGGTCTAACAAACAATGCAGGAAGCGGTAAAACCGGGGACGTTTCTTTTACTACGGTAGGGCACAGTAGTGCCGACACGTACACCATTATTCTGTACATGCGGAAGAAATTTGCTTAATGGCTACGACGAAAGATGTGCGAAGACTCCCTTCTGGACGATTACAGTACAGAGGGGAAACTTTTTCGGGTTATAACAAGCCCAAAAAGACCCCCGGGAAGTCTAAAAAAAGCGCTGTTTTGGCTAAAAAAGGTAGTGAAGTCAAGTTGGTGCGCTTTGGCGACCCAAACATGTCGATTAAAAAGTCTCAACCGGGGCGCAGAAGTAATTTTAGGGCGCGTCACAACTGCGACACGGCAAAAGACAAGTTCACCGCAAGATATTGGTCTTGCAAAGCATGGTGAAATGCTAACTATGCAGGTCGAAGAGGTATTGTCTCGTTTAGAAAAGCACGAGGCCGAATGTAATTTGCGATATAAGCGTATAGAAGAGCGTTTAGACGATCAAAAAGAGCTTATAGCCCAAAATTCAGACGCTTTAAGCAAATTAGATCTAAAAATTTGGGGAATTGCGGTGCTTATTGTGCTTGCACCGGTTGCGGCTAATTTCTGGGGGTAAAAATGGGTGGTTGTGGCTCTCGGGTTAAGACAGGACCAAAAAAAACTAAGCTTCAAGTCACTTACTTGCGTAAAGGGGGGGATGCCTCCCGGAAAAGCAAGGGAAGCAAGATTTGCCCGGCGGGTAAAGCGTGGGCAAAGCGAACTTTTGACACATATCCTTCGGCATATGCCAACATGGCCGCCAGCAAATACTGCAAAGATCCAAATTACGCCAAAAAAGCCAAGGGCAAGGCGTAACATATGGGCGAGCTTAAAAAATGGCGAGACCAACAATGGGTTCGCATTGACAGCAGTGGCAACATTGCAGGCGAATGTGGCACTTCCAAGGACAAAACAAACCCAGATCGTTGCTTGCCCCGGTCAAAAGCGCAAAGTCTGAGTAAATCTGAAAGAGCTTCTACCGCAAGAAAGAAAAAGCGAGAGGGAGCAAAAGGTAAACAAGTAGTAGCCAACACCAAAGCAGCCAAAGTTAGCTTTAAATCTGGCGGCGAGGTGCGTAAGCTGAATAAAGGCTGCGGAGCAGTCCTGTCAAACAGAAGAAAGCGAACGCGGTATGCCTAATGCTAGAGCTAGAACAACAAATTCAGCAGGAAATCCGGGGCTGGTCTAGCCACGCCCTAGAAACTCCTCACCCTTTCTTTAACGACCTTCCCGCGTGTCCGTATGCTAAAAAGGCATGGACCGATGATCGCGTAGGTTTTGTATTTAGTTATTCCGACGAAAAACAAGGCCTGTATACGGCCCTATCGCAGTTTGACGACACGTTTGACGTAGTTTGCTACGTTGAATTGTTTTATGAGGAAGACCCAGAAACGTATCACGAGTATCTGGATGGCATTAATGACGCCATATCGATGGGCATTTTTATCCAAAAAGACCTGTGGGTTATGGGATTCCACCCAGAAGATGATCAAGACGAGGAGGTTTTTGACCAAACGTTTCCACATTTAGTGGAGGATTTGTATGCAATTACGTTTGTTCAAAGGCTTTCTAAGCTAGAAATATCGGCAGAAAAGCTAAGAGAAAAAGGGTATTATGAGCAGTACATGAAAGATGTTTCAACTGCAAATCTTTGGAACAAAAGACAATCGCTATACAGGAGATTATGCGATGCCGGGTATGAAGCCTAAAGTAGGGCCTAAAAAAGGAATGGTTAAGAAAATGCGTGGCGGCGGAATGGCCGCAAAGCCTAAAGTAGGGCCAAAAAAAATGCGTAGCGGCGGCGCTGTGAAGAAAATGCGTGGCGGCGGAATGGCTAAAAAAGAAGTTCCTGAAGAAAACAAAGGGTTAGCCAAGCTTCCTAAAGCAGTTCGCAATAAAATGGGCTACATGCGTAGCGGTGGCGCTGTGAAGCCTAAGCCTAAAGAAGGACCTAAGAAAATGCGTAGCGGCGGCGCTGTGAAGAAAATGGCTAAAGGCGGCGCGGCAGTGCGCAGTTCTTCTGCTAAGAGCCTGTAATAATGGCGGTTTCTGGGTCTACAAACTTTGAGCTAGATGTAAGTGATTACATCGAAGAGGCCTATGAGCGGTGTGGACTAGAGGTCCGCACCGGCTATGACCTTAAAACAGCTAAAAGATCTCTTAATTTAATGCTAGGGGATTGGGCAAACCGCGGCCTTAATCAATGGACTATTGAACAAGCCACGGTAACCCTTACGCAAGGAACCGGGAACTATAGCTTAGGCGCGTCTACAATTGATATTTTGAATGCGGTTGTTCGTCGCAGTGATACGGATTATGCCCTTGATCGCATTAGCCGTAGTGATTACATCAACATCCCGAGTAAAACTCAGCAGGCGCGTCCGTCACAATTTTTTGTGGATCGTCAAATAGATCCTACGTTGAAGTTGTGGCCGATCCCTGAAAACAGCACGGATACGGTCATCATTGACAAGCTTGTGCGAATGGACGATGCGGACACGTACACCAACACCATGGATATCCCTTTCCGGTTTTATCCTTGTTTGGCGGCGGGGTTGGCTTATTACCTTGCTATAAAAAAAGCGCCAGATCGTGTTCAGCTTTTAAAAGCGGTGTACGAAGAAGAGTTTGAGAGAGCGGCCTCGGAAGACCGGGACCGAGCGTCTTTTAATGTTCAACCAACAATGGCTTACCAGAGACCATAGCCATGGGTAATTTTGCATCAGGTAAATTTGCTTACGGTATTTCTGACCGCTCGGGACAGCGCTACAAGCTTAACGAGATGAGAAGAGAGTGGACGGGCATGTTGGTGGGTCCAGATGAGTATGACCCCAAGCAACCCCAGATTGAGCCTCGCCGCAAAGCCATAGATCCGCAGGCGCTGCAAAACCCTCGCCCGGACAGGATTGAGCCTTTGAACGTTTTTGTGGGGGTTCCTCTGGTTGAAAACCCCGATTTAAATACTCCGCAAGCCTTTGGTAAAGTAGGGGTTGTTGCCGTAAACGCAACGATTGCGGTTGTTAATGTTGATGTGACCGGTCTTTCTGCGTCTGTAACCGGAAGCGGTGTTTCAGTGACTGTGAATGTTACAACTTACGCGATAACGGTTGCCAATCCCGGTTCTGGCAACAAATATTATCAAAGCGGGGCATTGCCGGGAGCAAGCGGTGTAGACGTTAGTGAGGGCCAAACCTATCGATTCGATCAGTCGGACAGCAGTAACTCTGGCCATCCCTTACGATTTTCAACCACATCTGACGGCACACACAACAGCGGCAGTGAGTATACAACGGGTGTAACAACTGCTGGAACGCCGGGGAGCGCAGGGGCATATACCCAAATTACCGTGGCCTCGGGAGCGCCAACGCTTTACACATACTGCACTAATCACAGCGGCATGGGCTATAAGGTAAATACGGTATGAGCTTTACATACGCACAGCTAAAAACCGCTATCCAAGATTACGCCGAAAACGACGAAACGTCGTTTGTAAACAATCTGGACATTTTTATAAAAAACACTGAAGAACGGATTCTTAAAAACGTTCAGCTTAGTCTTTTTCGTAAAAATGCCTCCGGGACAATGACAAATGCCAATCAATACTTGGCTTGCCCAAGTGATTTTTTAGCCCCCCTGTCCCTATCTTTTGTAGACAGTAGTAGTAACAAGGTGTTTTTGGAGCTAAAAGACCCGGATTTTATACAAACGGTCAATCCAAATAGCGCGACTACAGGCTCTCCGAAATATTACGGCGTGTATGACGTAGACAACTTTGTTATTGGGCCAACGCCAAATTCTTCTTACACGGTTCAACTTAACTATTTTTATCGGCCAGCAAGCCTTACGGCGGGCTCTTCTTCTGGAACAACGTGGTTAAGCGAAAACGCGCCAATGACCATGCTTTATGGTTGTTTGGTGGAAGCGTACACGTACATGAAGGGCGAGCCCGACATATTGCAAAACTATCAGCAACAGTTTGTTCAAGGAATTCAGTCCTTGAAGCTGTTTGGAGAAGCCAAAGAGACCACCGACCAATACCGAACCGGAATGGTTATAAGGGCTAAACAATGATGGTTGAAGGCGGTAAAATAAGCACTGGTATTGTAGATGTTCATACTACCAGTAACCGGGGGTTTACCCCAGAAGAGGTTGCTGATCGGTGTTTAGATCGGATTGTTCGTGTATCGGAATCCGCTCCTCCCGCTATAAGAGATCAAGCGTTGGCGTACAAAGAGAGTGTACGTCAGGTGCTTACGCATTACATGCGCGAGGCGATCCAAAGTGATCGCACAACTGTTTACAACGCTTTGCTTGATGCGGGGCAAAAAGAGTTAGCCGAAATGATTAGGAGGCTTTAAATGGCTTTTAGTGGCAATTTTATGTGTACGTCCTTTAAAAAAGAGTTGCTTGAAGGCGTACATAATTTTAAAAATTCTGGCGGAAACACCTTTAAGCTCGCCATGTACACCAACAGCGCCAGTTTTACTGCCGCTACTACCGCTTATACGACAAGCAACGAGATCAGCGGCACGGGGTACACTGCGGGCGGGGGAACCCTTACCCGGGTAGATCCAACTACGTCAAGTACCACTGCGTTCACGGATTTTGCAGATCTTACGTTTAGCTCTTCGTCGCTTACGGCTAGGGGTGCGTTGATTTATAACGACAGTGCCAGTGGAGACCCTACGGTAGTTGTTCTTGATTTCGGCGGAGATAAAACGTCTAGTAGCGGAGATTTTACTATTGTTTTTCCCACGGCTGACGCGAGCAACGCAATCATTCGGATAGCGTAATGGCTGACGCGACTGTTCCGTTTACTGGCTGGGGCCGTGGCGGCTGGAACAGTGCTGCGTGGGGCGAAGGTAGCAACACTAACGCAGGCGGTACTGGGGCAGTAGGCTCTGTCACAATAAACGGCGATGTAAATGCCCCTGTTACCGGGGTTTCTGCAACGAGTGCCGTGGGCGCTGTATCGCTGATTACGGATGTAAACCTGTCGGTTACTGGTCTTGCCGCCACAAGTGCGGTGGGTTCTGTCACCGTCAACGCCGCCGCAAATGTTTCTGTTACCGGGGTTTCTGCCACGGGTGCGGTGGGCTCTGTTACGGCCACAGGCGATGTAAATGTGTCTGTCACGGGCATTGCCGCCACGGGTGCGGTGGGTTCTGTCACTGTATCGGAGGGCACAGGCGAAAATGTAGAGGTAACGGGCGTTGCCGCTACAGGAGAGGTCACGGCTGTTTTGGTTTGGGGTGCCATTGTTCCAAACCAAACGCCAAGTTGGTCAGAGATAACCCCGTCCCAGACCCCCAATTATGAAGACATTGCGGCATAAAGAGGATTGAATAATGCCTAGCACTTACACTACAAATCTTGGTATTGAAAAGATTGCTACTGGCGAACAGTCAGGAACATGGGGCACGACTACCAATACCAACCTTGACCTGATTGATGAAGCCGTAAATGGCATTATTTCTATTACGTTGTCCTCGGCGGGAAGCTCTGGATCACCTACCGCTTTGCCCATCACAAACGGCTCGTCGTCTAACGGCAGAAACAAATTTATTGAGTTTGTTGATGGCGGCGACTTGGGCGGTACGGCGTATGTTCAGCTTACGCCTAACGACGCTGAGAAGATTGTTCACATCCGCAACAGCTTGTCTGGCAGTCGATCAATCATCGTTTTCCAAGGCACCTACAACGCCTCAAACGACTTTGAGATTGCCAATGGCGCAGATGTCCTGCTGAAGTTTAATGGTGGCGGGTCAGGCGCAACGGTAACGGACGTTAATGTTGACTTAACCGTAACAGGTCTGACTGTAACCACAGCAAATGTTACGACGCTAAATGCCACTACTGTTGACACAACCAACATTGAAGTGACCAACCTTAAAGCCAAGGACGGCACGGCGGCAGGGTCTATTGCAGATTCTACGGGGGTAGTGACGATAGCGAGTGCAGTGCTAACCACCGCTGACATTAACGGCGGCACGGCTGACAACGTAACTATCGGAGGCTCCACCGCCGCAGTCGGCACGTTTACCACGGCAAATGCAACCACTGTTGATACAACTAATATCGAAGTAACGAACATCAAAGCTAAGGACGGTACATCAGCAGGGTCTATCGCAGACTCTACAGGCGTAGTAACGCTGGCAAGTTCAGTCCTTACCACTGCTGATATTAATGGCGGCACCGCAGATGGCGTCACCATTGGAGGCTCTTCAGCCGCCGCAGGCACGTTTACGGCGGGTGTGTTTACTACCGCAGTCGCCAGCACTGAAACGGATACCAGTAACAGCGGATCAGTTACTTTGGACTTTAGTGCCGACCAAAACTTTGTGCTAACGCTGACGGGCAATGTGACCTTGGCTAACCCAAGCACGGAGATTGTAGGTCAGTCTGGGTTCATCGTGTTTATTCAGGACGGTACGGGTAGTCGCACAGTGTCTCTTGGCACTGACTACGAGACTGCTAGTGGAGCAGGGCTTACCCTGTCTTCTGCTGCAAGCACTACAGACATTGTGCCTTACGTTGTAGCTGCTTCAGGCCGCATCTTGCTTGGCGCTCCACAACTCGCGTTTAGCTGAGGATAAGTTATGTCAGGGCCATTTGGTTCTCCGCAATGGATGTACTTATCGGGCTTCTATCCGCATGAGATAGGTAACTCTGCGCGTTTAGATAGCAACTCGTATTACTCAAGAACTCCCTCGTCTGCTGGTAACCGCAAGACATTCACTTGGAGTGCTTGGGTTAAGCGATGCAAATTTTCCGCTATTCAAACTTTTTTTAGTGTGGGTAGCAGTAGCTCTTCTCTTCCAAGAGTAGATTGGCAATTTATTGCTGACGACACACTACAGCTTTATTTTAATCCTACAGGTAGTACTTGGATACGCGGAATAACAACTAATGCAGCTTATCGTGACCCTTCATCGTGGTATCACATTGTTATTGCTATTGATACAACTCAGGCATCAGGAGCTAATAGGGTTAAGCTATATGTCAACGGCGAGCAAATAACCGCTTTTACTTTTGGTGCATATCTGACACAAGACTCAGATATGCCAATTAATAATACCGCTGAACACAATATCGGCAGGTATCAATCAGACGCAAACGCATATTTTGACGGTTACATAGCAGAAGTAAATTTTGTTGATGGTCAAGCACTAGACGCCTCTTACTTTGGCGAAACCAAGTCAGACACATGGATTCCTAAGAAGTACACAGGTAGCTACGGCACTAACGGCTACTACCTAGACTTTGCTACTAGGGCTACTGATCCTATTGACGCTTCTGGCAACGGAAACAACTGGTCAAGCACAAATGTAGTATCTACTGATTGGATGCTTGATAGCCCGACGAATAACTTTGCTACTTTAAATCCCGTGTTTGGCATTGGCAGGCAAGACCAAATTACTTATACAGAGGGCAATCTACAGGCGTATTCTGCCGCAACGAGCGGGAACGACACAACATCCGTTTCAACAATAAGCCCGTCAGGAAAGGTATATGCAGAGTTTGTCGTAAAGACAGACGCAGACGGAGCATATATTGGCGCTATGGAGCCCGATGTAAACCTTGGCAACGGGGGCGTTGATACTAGTAATACGGCAGGGGTTTTTATTGTAAGAGGCGATAACGGATATAAAGCGGCTAATGACGGCGGTTCAGCATTTTTTGGATCGGGGTTTTCCAACGGCGACATAATTCAAGTTGCCGTAGACACAGACGCGCAAAAACTTTGGTTCGGTAGAAACGGTACTTGGGGGTCTGCTGGCGACCCATCAACAGGAGCAAATGCCGCTTTAGGTGCAAGCGATGGCGTAACAAGTGATTTGTTATTTATTTGTGGTGATAACTACAGCAGTAGAACGCCCACTATCGTAGCTAACTTTGGTCAAGACTCTAGCTTTGCTGGGAACAAAACCGCACAAGGCAACACAGACGCCAACGGACGCGGTGACTTTTACTACAGCGTACCTACAGGCTTCC